AGCTTTTTTTTATGTCTAAACTTTTTAAACAACTATTTTAATTCAATGTATAGTAACATACCAAAATAGTATTTAAGTTGCTTAGAAGTCATTTAAACAATGTTTTAAGGTGTTTTAAGTAATTAATTAAATAACCAAATAATTAATATTAAATATTTATTTTTGTTAAATGTGTTATTATTGGAAAATTTTATATATATAGAATAATGGAATTAATTATACCAACAAGCTGTGAAGAAATTACATTGGGGCAATACATTGAATTGCGACCAATACTTGAAACCGAAATGGATGAGGTTAAAAAGGTAATTAATATTCTTTGCGTATTGACAGGCAAAAAGCGGGAAGATGTGCGAGAATTAACAATACCCGACTTCCATAAATTAGTTAAAAAGATGTCGTTCTTAAATGAACCACTGCCCAAAGAAATGGAAAAGCGTAGGTTCTTAATTGGTGGTAAATGGTATGAATTTAAGATTGATGCTAAAAATATGTTGTTCGGGGAATATATTTCTGTTATGGAAATACTGCAAAAGGCGGGGGATAATGAAGATGTGTTGTTTAATAACTTACATCAAATATTGACTGTTATATGCCGACCAATATATAAAACGTTATTCGGTTTTAAAAACGTTAAAATGGATGGGGAGTTGATACGGGAAACGGCTAAAAACTTTTATGAGAATATGCCTATTACAATTGCTTATCCGATTGGTGTTTTTTTTTGGAAACGCTATCCAATCTTAACGGAAACTATAAAAACTTCTTTGATGTCGGAGGCGGAAAAGATAACAAAGGAAGTGAAAACGGATTTAGCAACCGATGGGGTTGGTGGGGCTTATTAGACAACCTAACAAATAGTAGGGTTGACAAGTGGGATGAGATATTGGATTGGGAAGTAATAAAGGCATTGAATATATGTTGTTACTTTAAAGACAAACAGGATATGGAGGCACAAATACAAAGGGATGCGATGCAAAAATTGAAGCGTAGATAATGGCAGACAATACGGCATATAACGAGCTGGTAGGGTTCACAACGGGAACGGGTCAGGGGATAGTAAACAACCCCCGAAACATTGGGGATGTTATGAACAACTTAGCTATTCGTGTAATGAACGAAACCAAAAAACAATTAAATGAAAAGGTAAAAGGCGAAACATCCCAAGCGTTAGAAACTTCAATTCAAATGCCTGTTAAAATATTTGGTACTTCGTTTGTTGCTACGTTATTTATGTTGGATTATTACGACTATATTAATCAAGGTGTTCAGGGTGCTGGTGGCAAAATTAAAACAGGAGAAAACAAGGGCGAGGATTGGGTTGTAATTTCACAGGATAGCGATTACAAATATTCAACAAAACCACCCCCATTAAAAAAAGGAGGGTTAAAATATTGGAGTGAAAGCAAAGGATTGAACCCGTTTGCAGTACAACAAAGTATTTTTAGAAAGGGATTAAGGGCTAATCATTTTTGGGATGATGCGTTTACAGAAATATCGGAAGGTAAAATATATAAAGAATTAGAAAACGATTTAAGAACTGCGGGGGTTAACGCTACAACGGAAGGAATTAAAAATTTATTTAAAAAGAAATAATGGCAATTACAGGCATAACATACGAACCGCAAAACTACCGAACTGTTTACAACCCGATTGAATACGTTGCAACAAGCGACCAAACGGCAACGGCACGATTTAAATACTTGTTTGATGTTTACGATGGGGCTACATTATTAGGTCGTTTAAAAGTACCCGCAGACCCTAACGGATATGGTCGTTCAAATGTTCAGGGTATTTGTGAAAGTTATTTATCAACCAATTTCGGGAACATAGACACAACAACAACGGGGCGAGGGTTTACAGATAACGTAAAAAGTTATAAAGAATTTACAATTAAGATAGGCGAGGAATACGAAGTAGCTGGGGTATTAACACCATTTGCCGACCAAGTGATTAAAACAATAATAACGTTTAACGGAAGTCTGCCAAATTATAGGGGCGAAACATTAAATTTCTATGATTGGCAAGTAAGCAATTATTATTTGAATTATACCGATAACGCAATAACCCGTAAATGGTTAACCAACGCACCAAAAGGGGTTAGTGCAAACAACCCAAAAAATCAAAAGGTTCAAATTACGGATGAGGGTTGGCTTTATTTCCTATTAGACCACGCAACTGACCCGATTGAGTTTGCAGACATAACCGCATACGATAGTGCGGGGGGTGTTGTTTCTATTAATTCAATTACCAATTCAATAGGTGCTTCGTCAATTAAGATGCTTAAAATACCATTTGCCCCAAATACAATAAATAATATTTTACCTGCCGATTTCGTGGGAACAATAACGCAACCAATAATAACGGCTTCAGTAACATCTTATAAAATAATATTAAAAACAAGTTCAACGCAAGTAAGCGAGGAAATATGGTTTAACGTAGATAGCGAATGTAGGTACGAAACAAGGCGATTAGAGTTCTTAAATTCGTTAGGTGGTTTCGATGGGTTTAACTTTACAAAGGTAAGCCGTAGAACCGAAACAATTGAGCGTAAATATTACAAACAAAATGCCGATAATTTGTCGAGTGGTGTAATTGATTACAATTTAAACGACAGGCAAAAGGTTCAATATTATACTAAATCAATGCCAAAGATAAAACTAACATCGGATTGGGTTGATGTGGATACGTTTAATTGGTTGTTAGAAATGATTGAAAGCCCCGAGATTTATTTATACGAAAACGGGCAACGTGTGGCAATACAAAACATTGAAGGCAATTGGGAAGAAAAGCGAACCGATACGGATAGCGTATTTAATTTAGAGGTTACGCTTGAGTTTGGAATGGATAATTATAGACAACGATACTAAATGCAAAAAGAGGAATTATATATTAATGGTGAACGTATTGAGTTAATCGAAAGTTTAAACCCATCGTTAACGTTTAACGTTTCGGATATTGCTAAACCCGATACACGAAAAGCGGATTATTCGAAAACAATAACCCTTCCAGCTTCAAAGAAATTGAATAAACAATTCGAACACATATTTGAGGTTAATTTAGATTTACAAACATTCAACCCAAATTTAAAAACCGAAGTTGTTTACTTGGTTGATGGCGAAATTAATATTGATGGTTATTTACAATTAAAGCAAATAAACACTTTAGACAATGACGATATTAGCTACGATTGTACAATAGTCGGAAGGTTGGGCGATTTTGTTTCTGATTTAGGAAATAAAGAATTAGACGATGTTGGTATGTTGTGGGGCGATTTAGACCACGATTATACGTTGGCAAATCAACAGGCATCGTGGACGGCTACAACGGGTTACGTTTACCCAATTGTTGATTATGGTTTTAATACGGGTTTGGTCGATTGGTGGGTTGATGAAATGTTCCCTTCGGTTTATGCTAAAGAGTATTTGGATAGAATGTTTGCTCAGGCGGGATATACCTATTCGAGTTCGTTCTTAACATCCGCACCATTTAACAAATTAATAATACCATTTGGGGGCTTAGATTTTGCGTTAAGTTTTAACGCTATACAAAACCGAATATTTAAAGCTAATACACCCGTTTTCGATAGTACGGGAACAGATACAATTAACGTGCCTAATATTAACACAGGTTACCCAGCATTATTACCAACAAATTTAATTCGTTGCACTAACGAGGTTTACGATGCTGGTAATGTTTACACACCCTCAACGGGAGTATTTGAAGCCCCCGAAAGCGGAAATTATGATTTTCAATTTACAACTGATTTGCAGGGAGAATTTTTTGGTAATGTTACAAATGATACATTTTGTAAAACATTATTAGCGGGTATTTTAATAATGGTTAAAACCGATAACGCAGGGGTTGTTTTTACAGATTTGGACGCAGTCAACTTTCAAATAACATACGACCAAACAACAACTATTCCCGCAAACACAACAGTAACAACCCAAGCCGTTCCAACATATCCAAGTAGTGAACATTTAGAGGGGGCAACATTTTCAACATTTTCGGGTAATGTTTATAGGTCTGATATAAGTTCGGCAACAGATAAACAATTTAACCCGCCTAACAAATATATTTTAAGTGCTACTAATATTCCGATGGTAGCGGGTGAGAAAATTAAAGTAAGGTCAAAACTTTCCATTTTCCCTTTAATTGGTGTTCCTTTGGGTTTTAGTAATTCAGGGCATTTTTTAGATGCAACCTCACCAGGAACATATTACACAGGCGATGTTAAATTAAAAATGATAAACGCAACGTTTAAGAATGAAGTAGTTAACGCAGTATATAACGAAGGCAATACAATTGATATGTTTTCGGCAATACCTAAAAAGATTAAACAAAAGGATTTCTTTATGTCAATTGTAAAGATGTTTAATTTATATGTTGAAAGTGATACCACAAACGATAGAAATTTATTCATTGAGCCAAGAGATGATTTTTATAATAACAATATAAATGATTGGACGCACAAATTAGATGTATCGCAACAATTAGAATTTTTACCAATGGGGGCTTTGGATAGTCAACGTTATTTATACACCTACAAACCCGATAAGGACTATTACAACGAATTATATACCAATACTTGGGGCGATATATACGGGCAAAGAATTAAACGTATTAACAACGATTTCATAAAGAACGAATACAAAACAGATATTATATTTTCGCCAACCCCAAGCGTAGGGCAAAGCTACAACGATAAGGTTTTACCAACCATTAAAAAAGTAGATAACAACGGGCAAGAGGTTCGAACACAAAGCAACATAAGAATTTTATATTATGGTGGTTTAAAGGATACGATATACACGTGGACGCATCAAAGCGATTTAGTGGCTAACCAAGTAGAATTACAATACCCTTACGCTGGACATTATGACGACCCGTTTAACCCAACGATAGATATTAATTTCGGATTGACTAAAGAAATATATTGGGATAATACGTTTAACCCGATAACGTGGACCAATAACAATTTATATAATATATACCATTCTAAATTCATTGAAGAAATAACGGATAAAAATAGTAAGATTGTAAAAGGTTGGTTTTATTTAAAAGCTGGGGATATTCGTAAACTATCATTTAGGGAACAATATTATTTTGATGGTGCGTATTTCCGTTTATATAAGGTTGAGAATTACAACCCATCGAACCCCGTTACTAAATGCGAGTTCTTAAAAATTAAGGATGCCGAAACGTTTACCGCATCGCCAAAGATTGCAAACGGGGGGGTTGATGATTTAACAACAACGGAACAAACCCCAAAATTTGGAAACTCAGAAAGCCGAATGACTGATAATAATAGCATCGGAAATCAACGGGTTAATGTTTCGGGTTTAAATAACTATGTTAGCCGTTCAGCTCAAAACGTAGAAATTCAAGGCGATAACAACAGGGTGCAAAGCAATACAAGAAACGTTACAATTTCGGGAAGTGGTAACACAATTAACACAGGGTTGGAAAACATCGTTTTAATTAACACTAATAACGTTGAGGTTTTAGCAAGTGATTTAACATACTTAAATGGGATAATTCAGGGCGAGGGTAGTATCGTAACTATTTCAAGTGGTTTAGTAATATCCGAACAAGTTACAACATATTTGGGCGATACATCATTAGGCACTATAAACGTATTATTACCACAAAACCCAACCATAGGCAAGGTTTGGAATTTTAAGAAATTATCAGCAAATAACATTTTTAGGATTACTTGCCGATTTGGTGAGTTAATAGACGGGGTAACAACTTGGGATTTTACTCGAATTAACACAACGTATTCAATTCAATACGATGGAACAAATTATAATATTATTTAGATGACTTATTTACCTTTTACATTATTTGGCTTATATGCTCAAACTGTACAGAGTGCAACAATTACAAACACGACAACCGAAACTTCGATTATTGGAACGGGTGTAGGTGGTTTGATTGTTCCAGCTAATACGTTTGAGGTTGGCGGTAGTTATCACGGGAAAATCGGTGGGGTTATTTCAAACCAAAACAATGATGATATAATTGTAAGAATAAAAACAGGTTCAACAATTTTAGCATCAACAGGAACTATCACACTAAGCACCACAACAACACAGGGCTGGGAATGTGAGTTGGACTTTACAATAGCTTCAATTGGGGCAACGGGTTCAATATGTACAAATGGAAATTTTGCATACAATAGAAATACAGGAAGTTTAGAGGGGTTTGTTTTTCAAGATGTTCAAACAATAGACACAACAATAGCCAACACTTTAGATATAACAATT